GTCTCGTCCTTGTCGAAGTAGTACAGGTGGTACGGCCAGGTCACGCCGTTGATCGGTTGCAGCACCGCCTTGATCACTTCGCCGTTGGGCAGCAGCCAGACGTTGCTGAAGAACGTCTCGTGCATGCGCTCCTCGGGGACCTTGACGCCCACGCTCTTGAGCTTGGCGCCATCGATGTAGCCCCAGCGCTCGAGCACCTCGTACTGGTTCTGCTTGTTGCCCTGGTTCGCTGTGCGCTCGCCGATGATGCGCAGCTCGTTGTCGTAGTAGCGCAGCTTGATCTCGCCGTCTGGGTGCGCCTTCAGGTACGCGACGATCTTCTCGCGGTCGAAGCTCTTGCGCTGCGCGAGCTCGGCCAGGTCGGCCCGGGTCATGTTGTGCCGCTCGTACACGTACTTGCACTGCTCGAGCGTCGTGGCGTTCATGTCCGGGTAGAAGCGCCAGATGGGCACGTAGTCCACGAACGGGACCACGTAGGTCTCGGACTTCGGCACCCAGTTTTTGCCCTGCTGCGTGAACGTCGTGCGGATCTTGCGCTCGACCAGCGGACCCTTCATGATCCCCGTGCCGTACAGGTGGCCGCTGTGGATCGTCTTGATCGAGACGTCCTTGTAGCGCGCCTCGACCAACTGGTCCTCGATGACCTTGGACATCTTCTTGGCCGACTGGCGCACCACCTCGAGCAGGAAGCGATCGAGCGCCTCCGGCGGCACCGGCTGGCCGCGCGACATGCGCTGCAGCTGCTGGGCCGCCGCGGCGCGCTGCTCACGCGACACGCTGGGCACCGGCGTGCTGTCGACCTCCCAGTTCTTCTCGGCGCCAGCCGGGAACAGGAGGTCGGCCACGCGGCTGTCGACGGTCTTGACCTTGACCCGGGTCTTGCGCACGAAAGCCTTCGAGCGGTTGGGCCCGATGGCCGCCAGCACGTCGGGGTCGTACTTGCCACGGTACTGGCGCAGGTCCATCAGCCAGCGCTCCTCAGTCAGGCGCCGGTCGAGCTCAGCTCGGGCGAACTCGGCCAGCAAGTCGACGCCCAGGGAATCCAGGGCCACCGTCTGCTGCGGCTCGTCGCGGAGCTGGTCGATGGCGGCCAGCGCGTATTGGGTCTGATCTGATGCGTCCACGTCAGGCCAGGAATCGGAGCTTGTAGAGCGTGGTGGCGACGAGCTCCATCATGTCGTCGCACACCTGCTGCAGGTAGCCGTGGTCGCCGCACTCGCCGCGCGCGCTGCCGATCACGGCCTTGAGGGACTCGAGCATCTTGACGGGGTCGCGCTCCATCTTGAAGCTCGAGCCGCTGAACTTGATGAGCTCGCCGTAGCAGCCCACGTAGGCCTCGGCAAAGCGATCGGCGAGTTCGGCGATGCCCTCGTAGAACTCAGCCAGGGCGGTGTGCCTGGCGAACGAGCCCGGGCCGCTGACCGACAGGTGCGCAACGTGCGCCGCGGTGCGGGCGTTGAGCAGGGTCAGGACGAACTCGCCCGGGTTCTTCATGCCGACTTCTCCTCGTCCTTGGACTTGGCCTTGGCCTTGTCCTTGACGTCCTCGCCCTTGGCGGCCTTGCCGTCCTCGAGGTCAGCGTAGGCCGTGATGTAGGCGTCCTTGTCGGTTGCTGCGGCCTTCTTGGCGGCGGCGGCCACGGCGTTCTGCGCCGGCGCGTCCTCTTCGCCCTCGGTCCAGGCGTCTGCGTATGCGGTCTTGTCCATCGCGTGTCCTCAGTAGCCGGCCGACGTCGGTGGCTTGTACGAGCCCCCGGGCGCACCCAGGGTCTCCTTGATCCGCGGCGCCACAGGCACGGCGAACGTCAGGGCCAGCGCGTCGCCGCCGTCAGGGCTGCGGATGCCGCGCTTGGCCATCTTCTTCTTCGACTCCAGCAGCTTCTTGCCGTTGGAGTGCACCTCAGGCTGAGGCGCTGTGACATCAGCCATCAGCGCCGCGTCGTTCGGGATGCGACACGGGAAGTCGTGGAACCACTCCTCCATGCGCCACCACATGCCGGCGCGGATGTTCTCGTAGCGCTCCGGGTCGATGTCGCGCTCGGCGTTGTTGACGCCGATCACCGGCACGTTCAGCTCGACCAGCCGATCGTGGATACCGGCACCCAGGCCACCCTTGTCGACGATGATCGCGTCGGGCTGCATCGTGTTCCAGATCTCGACCAGGCGGCCGGCGATCTGCATCGTGTTCCAGTCCTCCGGCAACCACTCGAGGCGGAAGCAGGTGCGACCCTGGCGGAACGCGATCGCGCTGCGGTCGTGCTTGCCCTCGCCGTCGCCGGCCGGGTCGCAGCCGATGATCAACGGACCCGAGCGCTCCCGGAAGTCCGTGGCAGCCGCCCGCGCCACCGCGTTCGGGCTGATCAGCGGGTTCAGCGTCGACGTCTTGAACGCCAGCGCCGCAGTGGCCGGGTACTCCTGGTCGAACAGCCACTCGTGGCCGCGGCCGTAGGTGGAGATCTTGTTCGCCCGCCACTGCATCTGCTCCATGTCCAGCCCGTAGGCCAGCATGTACTCGCGGTCCTCGTCGAACAGCTCGAAGTCCTCGCGCACCTTGGCGCGGTACTCGGCCTGCCAGTACCAGGGCACGAAGATGGCGATGTACTCGCCACGCCCGGCCTCAGCCTCCTGCCACATCGTGTGGAACTGGTTGCCCAGACCGTTGGCCGTGGACTCGAGGATGATCTCGCTGCCCGGCAGGTCACCGATGGTGTTGCCGATGCCCGCCAGGTGCATCGCCGCGTTGTCCCAGAACGCGAACTCCGAGCCGTGCAGCAGCTGCGCGGTGTTCGATCGGCCGACGTCCTTGGTGCCCGCGGTGGCCAGCTTGTAGCCGCCGTCGAGTTTGTCGAAGATCAGCTCCTGCGCGTTCGTCGCGCCAGTGCTGATCGGGCAGGGGTTGTTCTCGTGGTAGCGCTTGACCATCGAGAACAGGTTGTTCGTCGCCTTCTGCTCGTGCGCCACGATGAACGCACGCTGGCCGTGGAACATCGAGGTCTTGTGGTAGTAGCGCGCCCCGACGTAGGTCGAGACGCCCTGCTGCCGGCTCTTCAGGATCAGCGCCCGGACCTTGCCAGTCTCGGCGAGCTGCCTCTCCAGGCGCTCGTGCACGAAGCTCTGCGCCTGGTTGAACAGGAACGGCAGCTTGGTGCCCGCCTTGTCGAGGATCTTCAGGCAGTGCGCGCTGTAGACCTCGAGGTTGTTGCGCAGGTAGCGCAGCTTGGCGAGCGTGTCTACCTCGGACATCAGCTCTCCAGCGAGATCTTGCCGAGCAGCTCCTCAAACCTGGCGTCGCCGCCCGCGTCCTTGTCGAGGCCGAACGCCTCGCGCTCGCCCTTGCGCACCTTCTCGTCGATCTCCGCCAGCTTCTTGGTGCTGTCGATCCGCTCCGTCATGGAGATGACCTTGCGGTAGATCTCGTTCTGCTTGTCGGCCCGGAAGCGCCCGTTGGCGTCTTCGCCGGATTCGTCCAGCACCTCGCCCAGCTGCTCGAACAGCTCGCGGTTGTCGGTGATCACCTCGATCTCGGCCAGCAGCTTGTCACGCAGCGCGCCGAGCCGGGCCAGGCCCTTGCGGTGGCCCATCACCACGTCGGCACCCTGCTGGGCGGCAGCCTTGACTTCTAATGCACTGGGCGTTGCATTCGGGTTTGCATTCCCCAGCGCAGCCTGGATCAGCAGGCTTTCCCGAGTGGCCTGAACCTCCTCGGATTTGTTGGCCACCCAACCGTACTTCTTCGCGCGACGGCCAATGCTCGAGGGCTCAACGCCGAAGTCAGCGGCGAGCTGGCTGTTGCTTTTGGTGCCGAGTCGATACTGGCGCTCGATTGCGTCCCAGTCGATGGCGTTGTCTTTGCCTCTGCGCGCCATGACCTACTGACACGCCTCGCACTCACCCTCACCCTCACCCGGGTTGAGCGGGCAGGCGGGCGCCAGGGGCGCGTCGGAGTCGAGGTCGAGCTCGAACCCCTCGAAGTCTTCGGCCTGCTGCTGCGCTTGCGGGTTGGGGTTGCTCATGATCACTTGCCCACGATCGCGGGCGGGTTGGCTGCGGGCAGCGAGGGTTGACGCACCCACAGGCCGGAGATCAACGCGCCCAGCACGGCGACCACGACGTACTTGGTCACGGTCTGCACCATGTCGCTCGAGTGCTTGTTCAGCGGCTGGCCCTGCTCGAGCACGGCGATGCGCTCGCCCAGGCTCTTGATCTCGGTGAAGGCGCGACCGATGCTGTCACTCGTGTTCGCCTGACGCTCTTCGACGACCGCCAGACGCGCTACTGCGTTGGCCAAGTCTTTCATGGTTGCCTTGATCTCCTGCAGGTCCGCGCTCATGGACTGCATGCGCGAGAGGGCGACAGCGAGTTCGGTGGCTTCTGGCGTCATGTTCACTTCTCAATGGCGTCAACCCAGCCCTGAAGCCCGGTCACTTGGTCTCGGAGTCGGTCAGCTTCCGCTGCCACTCCTCGATACTCTTCTGCGCACGCGCCGAGGAGCTCTCGGGCGACGGTGGCTTCGCGAGCGTAGCCGGCAGCCGCGGGGCAGCTGGGGGCGTCGGGCAGGGGGCGGGCGTTGAGGGCGGCGATGGTGTCGCGCAGGCCGTCAGCAGCGCGCTCAGCGCGAACAGCACGAACAGCAGTAGCAGCCTGGGCCCGCTCCAGCTCACCCACGATCCTCGTTGACTCTTCAGCACGGCGCTTCTCCTCAGCTCGCGCGGCGCTCTCGGCCGCGGCGTAGGCCATCGCCAGGCGGGCCCGCTCTTGTTCCCACTGGCTGCGCTCAACCGCTCGAGCGCCCTCGCATTCGGTGCGCGCGAAGTGAGCGCCGTAGTGCCACCCGGCACCGAACAGCGCGGCCACGAGGGCGAGCACCGCCACCACCTTCACCCAGGCCTGAGCGGCGTAGGCGGCAAGCACGGGCGCAATCACTCAGCCTCCCCGATGCACTGCTTGTACTCAGCCTGGCGGCGGTTGGTCAGGCCTCGCAGCGGCTGCCCCTGGAACTTGTCCCAGCGCAGGATCTCCTTGCACGCCCCGTCGTAGTCCAGGGCGTTGAGCTTGCGCACCAGCGTGCTGCTGCAGAACGCGGTCTCGCCGATGTTGTACGTCAGCGAGACGTAGGCCGAGAACTCGTACTGGTGCATGGGCACCGGCGCGCAGCGCTTGACGGCGCGCTCCGCCTTGGCGGCGTCATTGAGCAACAGCACCAGGGCCCGCGTGGGCGGCACCTTCTCGCCCGGCTTCATCGGCGTGCCGTCCTCGCGACGGGTTGAGCCGAAGCCGCCCGTGTCGACGTCGCCTGGCACCGGAGGCTTGGCCACCGGCTCGTAGCCCTCATGCAGCGCCAGGCCCACCAGGGCGGAGGCGCTGAGCACGAGTGCCGCGACCTTGGTGCGAGCCTGCGGCGGGATCATTGGTGCAGCTTCGGCTGCGCCACCAGGCGCGACACTGCCGCGCCCAGGGAGACCACGATGGCGAGCGCCGCAAACGTGCCGCGGTGCACAGCGTCGCTGAACAGCGGCAGCGCCACCTCGGCGCCGGACAGGATCGCGGACAGCGCGACCAGGCGCATAGACCACGCCCTGGTCGCAACCGCCTTCCAGTTGTCGATCAGAGTCATGGGAGGCCTCGGAGATGGTTGCGGGAGACGGATTCGAACCGCCGGCCAGCGGCGTATGAAGCCGCTGCTCTACCAGGCTGAGCTATCCCGCGTCTGAAATAGGCATGGCTTCGCCCTCAAGAGGGGAAGCCACTGGCGTGTTGTTCTTGGCCCGCGCTGTACGCGGTTTGGCGCGACTGTAGCACAGTCTGTTGGCTCCTTGCAACACTTTGTTGCGCACTCGCCACACGGCACTAGGGTTCTCCCTAATTGACTACCGATTTGGTCGGACTTTGTTTGACCTGCGTGTTTTGTTGCACAACAATTTGTTCCGTCGCCAGCCAATCTTTTCGGCGACGCAACCAGGAGCAACGACATGACCCAGCCCCGCATCTACTGCGCCCTGCAGTTCGCGCCCGCCACACCCGAGGGCCGGCGCCCCTACATCGCCATCTACATCGCCGCGACCAGCTTCGACCTGGCCGTCAAGTACCTGCGCGAAGAACAGTACCTGGTGGGGCCCGGCGAGACCTACCTGCTCTCCGACGAAGCGGTGCGCCGCGGCCCCGCCGGTCGCATCGTGACCGGCCAGGAGCGCCACGATGAGCCAACGCTCGAACAGCACGCTAACTGGGTGCGCGTCATGACGCGCCCAAGCTGGTGCGACGGCGTGCGCGAAGGCCCCACCTACATTCGCGTCAAGCATTGATACCCGCAACCCGCTGCGGTGGCAGCGGCAAGCCCGGCGGCTTGCCAGTGTCACCAACCAACACAGGAGTAGGCCATGACCGCTGATCAAGTCCTAGCGCTCGTCGCCGCCAAGTTCCCCGGCGTTTTGCAATCCCCCTTGGCGCAGGCCATGCACGGCGCGAGCAGCATGGCCATGCTAGAGGCGAGCGATGCCGATGCGGTGGCACTGCGCGGCGAGGCGATGGAGCACGCCCGGGCCTGCATCCGCGCTCGCGGTGGCTGGACGGTCGAGACGCTCGGCCACAACATCGAGTCCGCGTTCGGCGGCGACATCGACTCCGACGAGTGCGACGATATCGCCCGCGACGCTTTGGGCCTCTGATCCCATCTGCTGCCGGTGGCAGCGGCTTGCCCCAAGGCAGGCCAGTGTCACCCACCAACAGGAGCCACGCCATGATCAAGGCAACACAAGACATCCTCAGCGCCGCCCGCCGCAACTCGGCAATCACCAGCGCCGGCCTGATCGACGAGATGGAGCGCGGCGCCATCGACGGATGGCGGCATCTGGACAGTGTGCGCTGGGGCACCTTCTCCAACTGGACGCGGGCCATGTGCGAAGCCGCCGCGGAACTCAAGCACCTGGAAGACCAGAAGGCTCGCGCCGTCGCCCGCCGCGCTGCCACCGCATAACCCCCAGGAGGCCACCATGAGCTACTACACCAACCGCCGCCACAACCCGCCCGCCGACGTCTACGCCGCCAGCACGCTGATCGGGCAGCACACCGGCAAGAGAGCGGCCCCGCCGCCAGCTGGCAGACCCCCGTGCGCGGCACCAACGACCAACCATCAACCGGAGGCCGCCATGAACCCCAAGATCAACCCCGGCAACCCGTCAGCCACCGAACTCGCCAAGGCGCTCAACGTGCGCGTCTGGTACTGGCCGCGGACAGAAAACCCGTACCGCGTCCACACGCGCTTGCCCGGCAGGCCGTACCGCCTGCACAGCGCGCACGCCACTGAGATCGAGGCGATGGCCGAGTTTGACCGCGTCGCCGAGCCGTCGCGCGAGTGCTTCTGTACTCGTGTGACCGTTGGCGAAGCCGCCGTTGCCGCCTCGACCGCCCCCTGACCCACCAGGAGACCACCATGTTCACGATCCACTTTGACACCCTGCAGACCGAGACCGTCGAGTACACCGACCGCAAGGGCCGCCCCCGCAGCTACGAGAGTCAGACGGTCGAGATCACGCTGCGCGGCGACCGTCGCCGCGTTAGCTGCCACAGCCGCGGCGACAGCACCACGATCGGCGGACTGGCCGTGCGCTTCCGCACCGGCACCAAGGTGTGGCCCGGGAGCGCCGTCTACTGGGCCAAGACCGGCAACATCAACAACCTGCGCCCGAACATCGACAAGTTCAGCGGCCAGTTCTGCTCCCTGGTGGGGTTCTTCGAGGACCACGCAGACAGCAAGCACCGCAGCCAGCACAACGCCGTCGCATAGGGGCCGACATGAGCCACTACGGAAAGATCGGCCTCAAGGGCCTGCCCAGCGAGGCAAAGAAAATCTGGTACAGCCGACACGTCGAGCCCGAGCCCTGCGAGCCGATCGACATCTACTGGCCAACCAGCACCGACCCGGAACTCGAGCTGCTCCAGGACTACGCAAGGCGCCTGCTGGACGCTACGCCGATGACTGTGCGCGAACAGCAGGCCGTAAAGCTGTGCCTGATGGACAACTGCACGCTCCGCGAAGCGGGGCTGGAGCTGGGTGTGTCGGGGGGCCGCGTGCACCAGGTTCTGCAACGCGCGCTACACAAGCTCCGCAGCACCTATGGGCGCCACATGCGGGTTTGCACTTGATGCCCAACCCGCTGACGCGGGGGGTTAGGGTTTTTCCTAGTACCACGCGATCTTGCGCAACATATACTTCTCTTCACCAACCAACCGTTTCGCAAGAAACACAACCGAGAGCAGCACCATGCAGTACCGCACCCCTACCCTGATCCTGAACATCGGCCTGAACGTCCGCGGCGGCGGCCGCAACACGATGACCCAGACGCTCCAGGCCCTGGAGCGCACGGGCTTCGCCGTCAATCGCCTGGCCCTGGTGCACTCGGACACCGAGCCGACGCTGGTGGCCGAGGTCGATTCCGACTCCAACTGGGGTGTCAGCGATCACCAGGCCACCGCGCTGTACGGCGTGGCCGCGTGCCTGGGCCAGGAGGCGATCGCCGCATTCGAGCCGAACCGCGGCCACGGCGTCCTGGTGGGCCCGGATGCAGCGAGCTGGGGGAAGTTCGATGCAACGCAGTTCTTCACCGTCGACGGCCGGCGCTTGGTGCGCAAGCCCGTCAGCCGCGCCTGGTTCGGCGTCACTCGCGACCAGTCCGAGGACCGCGGCCAGCCCTTCACGCTCGAGCAGCTGGCCACCCTTGGCCGGAGCTCGGTCGGCCAGGCCGCCTGACATGCAAGGCGTCCCCCTCACCACTGCCGACGCCGTCTTTGCGGCGGCGTTCGGCATCAGCCTGGGCCTGCTCATTGGGCTCGCGATCTGAAAACAGGAGCAAGAAGATGTCCGCCTTTGAGACCAACACCGTGATCCTTGCCGCCCGGTCCACCTTGACCGGCAACAAGATGGTCTACGAAATCGAGGAGCACAAGCTGCGGAGGCCCATGTACCAGGGCCAAAGCAAGAACGGAACCCTCATTGGCTTGGGGCGGCTGATCGCCACCAAGAGGGGAGGCGTTTGGTACAACCAGCACTCTAGCCGGTCGGCCTGGAGCGAGCGGATCACTGACCCTAAGACCGTCGCCCTGCTGGAGTCCTACCCGTTCGTCGACTGACCCCACCGCTCTGCCTCCGCCTGGGGGTAGACCAGTGGCGCCATCCCGGAACCACGCAACAGAGAAGCACCATGCACGACCTTCACACCATCAACCAGCTGAACGCCGAGGCCCACGCGGCCAGCATCGAAACCGCCTGCGCCGCCGGCAAGTACGTCGTGGCCGAGTACACCGGCCTGCACCTGATGAGCACCAAGACCTTCGACGACGAGGCCGCGGCCACCGAGGCCATGGAGGCGCCGCTCGAGCACGGCGACACCCGCCGACTCTACCCGGCCAAGGTGGCCGAGCCGACCGCCTGACGCTGACGGCCCGGCTTCGGCCGGGCCTCATCAAGCCCGGAAGCTAGGGTTTTTCCTAGTGTTGCGATTTGTGGCGCAACATATACTTCTCTTCACCAACCAACTGTTTCAGGAGTCCGACATGCCCAAGCCCACATTCACGCTGCGCACCAAGAACGGTGGCGAGATTGCCAACGTCGGCTACTCGCCGCTGATGGTGGTCGCCGGCAACCAGGCCCACCGCCTGGCGCTGCATCGGCACCCCACGCTGCAGCACTGGACCGTGTCGGACCCCAAGTCAGGCTGCAAGATCTGCACCGTCGAGGGCCAGTACCTCGGCATCCGCGTGAGCTCGGTCGGCCTGGCCCTGCGCGACATCCGCCAGCTTGCCCTGGCCACCGTCGAGGCCCTGATCGCCCGCGTTGGCAGCGACAAGTTCAACGCCACCCTCGCCAACCCCCAGCCGTTCTGAGGTCAACATGATCGAAGCCCGCATCGCCGGCATCCCCTGCCTCGTGGAGGTGACGCACTACGCCGCTCGCGTGCCGGGGCGGTGCTCGGGGCCACCCGAGCGCTGCTGCCCGGATGAGCCTGAAGAGCTTGAGTTCCGCGTCTGCGACCGGCGCGGGCGTCCAGCCCCCTGGCTCAAGCGAAAGATGGACAACGACGACCACCGGGAGATCGAGCGGCTCATCGCCCAGGACATGAAGGAGGCCGCCTATGACTACTGACCGCAAGCCCTGGCCGTTCCCACCCAGGCTGCTGGACTACCCCAGCCTGCCACCGGCCGGCAAACGCGCGCCGACCCCACAACCCAAGCCGCCGGCGGACGCTGAGCCGGCTCTGTTCTGAAGAGATCACCATGACCCGCCTTTTCGTCAAGACCGCGAACCTTGCCCCCGGCGAGACCCCCCAGTGCGGCCAGCGCCACTACCTGCAGTTGGACGCTGAGTTCAGCGAGAGCCAGGCCCGCGCGGCCATCATCAGCCTGCTGAACACGATGCCCGAGCAGCGCGCCTTTGATTGGCTGCGCTCGGAGTTCCCAGAGTGGTTCAAGGTCTAACAACAAACCCTATTCAACACCCCGTGAGGCCCGTTATGTCCACCACCAACCACGACACCAAGACCATCGGCGGCGCCCGCCGCACCAACCCCACGATCCCCGCTGACGACCCACGGTTCGTCTGGACCGCCGGCGCCAATGTCCAGGCCACCTGGCGCCGCTTCGGCTGGGCGCCGCCGTCCGAGCTCAAGGGCAACGGCGGCAACAGCAAGGAGTCCTGACCATGGAGATCATCGAGATCACCTCGGACGGCTGCGTGGCCGAGCAGCACATTGGCCGCCTGCGCGGCAAGCCCACCGAGGCGTGGCTGGTCTACGCCGCCGGCATCGAAAAGGTCAAGCACCTGGTGCGCCTGAACCACGAGGATCGCGGCCTCATCCTGGTGTGCCCCGTCACCGGCACGCTGTACGACCCGATCACCAAGCGCAGCAGCGACAGGGACCTCTATCTGTTGCGGCCGGCCGAGGCTGAGGAGCAAGCATGAACCGCGACGTCTGCGAACACTTCAACCCGGCGCCGTGCGCCAGGTGCAGGCGGCTGCAGTTGGCCAACATCATTGAGCAAGACCCAACAACAACCTGGGGCTACAGAGAGGCATCGCACGCTGCAGCCGCCGAACTGCGCCGGTTGCACGCCCTGAACGTGGAACTGCTGGAGGCGTTGCACTGGATAGACCGGCGCTGCCCAAAGAGGCTGATGGATCAAGCGCTTCACAAGATTCACCAAGAGGCGGCTCACGATGCCGGGGCCCGGGCCCGCGCTGCCATCGCACGGGCGGAGGGGAAGAACCATGAGTGAACAATCTACCGCCTTGCGGTTGGCGGATGCGCTGCGCAACATCGCAGCAGACACTTCACTGAGCGACCGTTACTGCGAAGTTATGTTCGAAGCCGATGACGAACTGCGCCGCCTGCATGCCCTGAACGGGGAACTGTTGAAGACGTTGAAATGGCTAGACAGATGGCTTGGCGCGAAACCAATGACCGAGTGTTCAAGCCGAATCCTAGAAGCCATCGCCAAAGCGGAGGGGGAGGCATGACCCGCGACGACATCATCAATCTGGCACGCCAGCACGGCAAGCTCGTACAGGAAAAGAACGCCGAAGTCGAATATTTGTTGACGCTTGAGGGCGTCAACGCGCTGCTCGCTGCCGAGCGCGAGGCGTGCGCTACCGCGTGCGAGGAGTTTTACAGCATTGAGTGGCTGGCCCAGCACTGCGCCGCTGCCATCCGCGCAAGGAGCCAAGCATGACCATCAAAGTGACAGAGCACGTCAAGCGCAAGATTCTCGATGGGGAGATATCTCCCCTGATCTGCGACGGGAAACTGATCTTCCATGCCATTCGCCTACGGCAGGTGGGCGGAGAGATGCGCGTCGAGTTCATCAACGGCAGCACGCTAATCGGCCACATGATGTCCGCCATGCCGGCCTTCTCGGCGGGCGAGACGTTGACCCTGACCGGGATCGATGGCGGTGTGGCGGTGAGCCTG